AGGCTCAAATACAAGCTATAACGACGTAACAGGAGAAGCAGCTTAATGGCATCGACATATACACCCTTGGGTATTGAAAAACAGGCAACTGGTGAAAACGCCGGTACTTGGGGTACAAAAACAAATACTAATTTAGATATTATTGAACAAATATCTGGTGGCTATACAACACAAGCTGTTTCAGATTCTGGTGACACTACTTTATCTGTATCCGACGGATCAACTGGTGCAACTCTTGCACACAGAGTTTTAGAATTTACAGGATCATTAACAGCTTCTAGAAACGTAACTATTCCTCTTGACGTACAAAACTTTTATATTTTAAAAAACGCAACATCTGGATCTCAAAACGTAGTATTTAAATATGTATCTGGATCTGGAACTTCAGCTACTATTGCTAACGGAAAAACTGTAATTGCTTATGCAAAAGCAGATGATGGAACTAATCCAAACATTGCAACAGTATCTTTAGCAAGTGATCTAGTAGATGACACAACACCACAGTTAGGTGGTAATTTAGATACTAATTCTTTCATGATTGACTTTGATGATGATCATGGTCTTAGAGATGAAAATGGAAATGAACAATTAATTTTTCAAACTACATCTTCTGCTGTTAATCACATTGAAATGACAAACGCT